TAAATTATCCATCTATCTCCAACAGATGAACCGTATTCATATGAACATAACTTACACATATTGTGTAATCCACACTCCATACCTATTGATAAATTAAAATCAGATAGATCTTTCAAAATTTTACACCGAGAACATTTTTTTAAATCAGTTTCATATTTTAATTTATATAACTCGTATATTTGTTCCGGTGTTTTGTCGTTTTTTTCATTTGTTTCTTTATTTATTCGCGCTTTTCTACGTAGTTGAGAACATTTCCTACAAAAACCTTGTAGCCCATCACCATTTTTTATAACAACATTTTCATCAACTAAATAGGCATATCTTAATTCAAAATCTCTTATAGGAACATCAATACAACCTTCGTGTTTTACACCCGTTTTACTACCTCTTTTATGACCAAATGTACATTGTTTTGTTTTACCTAATTGTTTTTCTATCTCATCATATATTCTAGAATGATCCTTTGTTATATTTTTACCTAAATCTTCACTTACATTTCTTTGTTTTTTTGTATTTGATATGACAATTTCATTTTCAACATGATCGTTATTTTTAACATTAAATTCAATATTCTTACTTGACATTTTGCTTATTAATAAAAAGTATTTATTATGATTATCTAATATTCCTGTGTAAGTATCTCATTTTTTTTTATACCAAATAGAAAAATGAGTTAAAATTGTAAATTATGTAAAAGATAAAATTTTTTGCGAATATATATTAAATTTTAAACTATATAAAAGGAGATATATTAAATACTGTATAGATACTTTTAATATAATATATGTCAAATTTTGAAACTATTGAGAATAAATCATCAAAAAAAATAATAGATTGTTTTACCTTTTATAATGAAATGGATTTGTTAACGTATAGATTGAATATATTAAATGATGTTGTAGATTATTTTGTAATTGTAGAAGCTACACACACTTTTATTGGAAAAGAGAAGATGTTATTTTTTAATGAAAACAAACATTTATTTGAAAAATTTCACGAAAAAATTATACATATTATAGTAGACGATTTTCCATATAAGTATCCTAACATAAATATATATAAATCAGAACAATGGGTAAATGAAAATTTTCAAAGAGATCAAATAAAAAGAGGTCTTGACAAATTAGATTTGAATGATGAAGATATTATAACAATAACTGACTTGGATGAAATACCAGATCCTAATACATTGTTAAAAATTAAAAATAATGAAATAAAAATTGAACTAAACACATTAAGCGTTGATTTTTATTATTATAATTTAAATTCAAAGATTTATAACGAAGTTTGGAATAAAACAAAAATAATATCGTTTAAAAAATACAAAGAATTATCAATCTCATGTAATAGTATAAGACATATTGATTGTCAATATATTGATAACGGTGGGTGGCACTTATCTTATTTTGGTGATAGTAAATTTATTAAAAATAAGATAGAGCAGTTTGCCCATCAGGAATATAACAACGATCATTATACAGACATAGAAAAAATAGAGACACGTGTAAAAAGTTTTAGTGATTTATATGATAGAAATGGTAATATAGTGAAAACATCTATAAATGATAATACCTATTTACCTCCTGAATATGATAAGTATTTAACTAAATTTATTGTTGAATAAAAAATATACAAAAATTACTTTTATTATATTACACAAAATATAATAAAACGTCTTTAAGGGTGTTGGTTTTCGCCTTTAGAAAAGCGTCAATGTGTCAAGTTAGATTGTTGGTATAAACTCCCAGTTCAATTCAGCGCATATTTTTTTCCAAATATTATCTTGCTCAACTCGTTTTTCTTTATCTTTAAGCATTGGGAAATGAGATAAATATTGTTCTTCACCTAACAATTCACATAGTTTATATGCGGTATAATAATAATTTAAAAAATTAACTCTGTCGTCAGGACAAAATTTAGAATAAGGCGATTGTAATTCAATAAATAAATTGCATAAAGTTTCTTCTAATTCACTTGTCATTATAGGGGGTTTAATACCTAATTTATCTTTAATAAACGGTATATGTTCATAATATTTATTATATCCCAATTTTTTAAGTATTTCTTTTGTTTTTATATTTGAAATTTCACTTAATTCAATTCGCTCTTTTTTAATTTGTAATTTAATATTTTCAATAACATCGTGAGGAATCTGAGTAGTTTCTTTGCCTTGAAATTGTGCTAATATTTCTTTGAAATGATTAATTCTTTTATAAGCATAAAAGCAAACTTCTTTAGGGGGTTCTTTATAGGATGGTTTTTCATTTTCAATTAAATAAGGAATATATCTATAACATGAATTACACATCATGACGCCTTCATCTTCTAATGGTATTAACTCACCTTTAAAACAAAAATCGCAAATATCAGTTTGATAAACATAAGAATTAATATCTAAAAACATATTATCAATATTTGAAAGATATTTTTGAACAATATTATTGTTATTATTGTTTGTTATTTTTTGTTCTTCATCATTTAGTTGTTTTATTTTAAAGAAATGATTTACTAATTTATTTTTATTGCTATTTGTATTTGTATTACAATTTGTTTCTTCATTAGAAATATTTTTTTTATTTTCAAAATATTCAAAAATATATTTTGAATTGTCTAAAATATATTCTTTTTTTTTATTTTTCATTTATTTTATTTTAAAATTAATTTCTTTCAATTTGTCGTTTAAATCCAGTTTTAGTTCAATAGGTATTTCTTCATCAATTAGTTGTTGTCTGATTTTGTTTCTTTCATTTTGCAACTCAGGTATCCTATTATTTTCATCCTTTGCAAATTCATTAATAAACTCTTTATGTTTGTTATCTAAAGTTATAGCATTTTTTTTATTAAATTTTATCTTTTTAATTGTTTTTGGTTTGAATGAAGGCATTTATACAAAAGTACTTTAATTTAAAACATAATATTTTTTTAATTTATAATTAAGACATAATATTATTATTATATTAATTATACTTATACAAGTTTAAACAGTTTTATATTTTTCTTGAAAATTAATAATGGATTTAACAATAAATATAGAAGATTATTTAGAAAATAGTAGTAATAAAATAAAAATAAGTCCAATTATTTTTCAAAAAATGAATTTAATTTATAATGCATTAGATGAAGGATGGAGTATTAAAAAAAAAGATAGTTCTTATATTTTTACAAAAAAACATGAAAATAAGAAAGAAATCATTGAAGATTCTTATTTATTGAAATTTATGAAGAGCAATTTGGATTTAAATAAAATTATAGAAAAATAAAATTTTATAAAAATGTAATAAAATGTAAGTATATTTAAATTTAATTAATTTTAATTAAATTTAAATTTAAAAAATTTTTTTCTTTAGCAATTGTATAAAATGGGAGGTGGATTAATGCAACTAGTCGCCTATGGCGCACAAGACGTTTACCTAACTGGAAACCCTCAAATTACTTTTTGGAAAGTAACTTACCGTAGATACACCAACTTTGCAATTGAATCAATTGAACAAACTTTCAATGGTCAAGCCGATTTCGGTCGTCGTGTCCAATGTATCATCAGTAGAAATGGTGATTTGGCTTACAGAACTTATCTTCAAGTCACTTTACCTGAAATTAACCAACTTATGGGTCTTGGCGCCTTTGTCCTTGGACAAGGTCAAGGAGTCTATGCTCGTTGGTTAGATTTCCCTGGTGAGCAACTTGTCGCTCAAGTTGAAGTTGAAATTGGTGGTCAAAGAATTGACCGTCAATATGGTGACTGGATGCACATCTGGAACCAACTTACTATGACTGCTGAACAAGAGCGCGGTTATTACAAGATGATTGGTAATACCACTCAACTAACCTTCATCACTGATCCATCTTTCGCTGAGGTTGATGGTCCTTGTGATTCTTTAGCACCACGTCAAGTTTGTGCTCCAAGAAATGCTCTTCCAGAAACAACTCTTTATGTTCCTCTTCAATTTTGGTTCTGTACCAACCCAGGCCTTGCACTTCCTCTAATTGCTCTTCAATACCACGAAGTCAAAATTAACCTTGATATCCGTCCTATTGATGAATGTCTATGGGCTGTTACTACTTTAAGTTGCAACACTGGTGCTGTACCAGCAACTAATCCAAGATATTCTGAAAATCAATTCACTCCAGGTAGACCAGTTCCAGCCACTATTGCTTACAACCAATCTTTAGTTGCTGCTTCCCTTTACGTTGATTATGTTTTCCTTGATACTGATGAACGTAGAAGAATGGCCCAAAACCCTCACGAGTACTTAATTACTCAGCTTCAATTTACTGGTGATGAATCAGTTGGCTCATCATCAAACAAGATCAAGCTTAACTTCAACCACCCAGTTAAGGAATTAATCTGGGTTGTTCAACCTGATCAAAACGT